CACCAGTAACTACTCCGCCAGTAACTACTCCGCCAGTAACTACTCCGCCAGTAACTACTCCACCAGTGACTACGCCACCAGTGACTACTCCGCCAGTAACTACTCCGGGCGACGAGTGTACTATTATTGAAAAAATGTATGGTGGTTGTGGTCCCAAAACTATTGTAGATACTTCTGGTGGTTCAAGCTTTGAAGACTTTCCCGGTTATGCTCCTCCCGGTACTAATACAGGCGGTGGTACTGGAGGCGGCTCTGGAGGTGGTACTGGTGGTACTGGCGGTACTAGCGGTGGTACTGGTGGTACTAGCGGTGGTACTAGCGGTGGTACTAGCGGTGGTACTGGTGGTACTGGCGGTACTGGCGGTACTAATGGGACTAATGGGACTAACGGTACTAATGGGACTAACGGTACTGACGGTACTGACGGTACTAATGGGACTAACGGTACTGACGGTACTAATGGTGCTGATGGTGCTGCTGGTGCTGATGGTATTAGTAGAGGAGGCAGTATAGGGCGTGGTCAAGGGCTTAACAGACCTTTTTTAGAATCTGTTCCTTATGATCCTACGCAACCTTTGGCTCTTTTAAGACCACCGGGAGTAGGAATGCTACAAGGCGCACCTTCAGCACCACAACAAAAATCAGCAGAGCCTCAGTCAATGATTATGAAACTATTTGGAGATTATCTAGGATGACTTACTTACAACTAGTAAACAATGCGTTGAGGCGTCTTAGAGAGAATGAAGTAACTACTGTAAATGCTAATACTTACAGTAAAATGGTAGGTGACTTTGTTAACGATGCTAAGACTTTTGTAGAATCTGCATGGGATTGGTCTGCTCTGCGTTACACACATCAGATTACAACATCGTCTGGTGTTTTTAATTATGTTATGACGGGAAGCAACAATGCACTTAAGGTTCTACATGCTTACAATGATACAAGCGACTGCAACTTACAGTATCAAACTCCTATTTGGTTCGATCAACAGTATATGATGCAGAATCCTCAGTCTGGTTCGCCTCAGTACTACGTGTTTAACGGCGTAGACTCTAATGGTGATACTCAAATTGATGTGTATCCTAATCCTGATGGTGTTTACACTTTAAATTTTAACTGTATTACAAGAGGAAGTATTACGAATCTTGACGGTTCATCTATTAGACCTGAGATACTAACAGAAGATGCAGATAAACTACTTATTCCTCATCAACCTGTTTTACACATGGCTATTGCTTTGTTATCCAGAGAGCGTGGCGAGACAGGAGGTACGTCTACCCCTGAGTACTTTGCTATAGCAGATAAGTATTTGTCAGATGCTATTGCACTAGACGCACAGAAGCATCCTGAAGAAACTATCTGGTATACTCCTTAAGGATATTACGTATGGCACAACCACTACAAAGTATTAACTTGGTTGCTCCTGCTTTTAAGGGGATCAACACAGAAGACTCTCCTCTTCAGCAAGATCCTTCTTTTGCTGATGTTGCTGATAACTGCGTAATTGATAAGCGTGGTCGTATTGCTGCACGTCAAGGTGTTAATACGGTTACAACTAACAATACTGCTTTAGGTGCTGATAACTACTTGACTAAGGTTCACTACTATTTCGTTGATGGTAGCGGAGGCGCTGAAGAAGTTATTAGTGCAGGGAACAATAAAATATTCTCAGGTACTAGTACGCTAACGGATATTAGCCCATATGCAATTTCAGATTCAGATAACAACTGGAAGATTGTAAACTTTAATGACAAGGCTTACTTATTCCAGCGTGGATATGACCCCTTAGTTTACGATGAATCTAGTTCTCCTAAGCTACGTACCTTTGGTACTGTTAATGCTAATACTACTCCTGATGCTTTTAAATGTAATGAAGTTTTAGCTGCTTATGGTAGGCTTTGGATTGCTGGTAGCGATAATGACAACCAAACTGTTTATTGGTCTGACTTGTTAATAGGTAATAGTTTTACTGGGGGATCTACTGGCTCAATTAATCTAGCTAAAGTGTGGCCTGATGGTGCTGACAAAGTTGTAGCATTAGCTGCACATAACAACACTTTAATTATCTTTGGTGAGCATAGCATAGTTATTTATATAGGTGCTAGTGAACCTTCTACTATGCAGTTAGCAGACACAGTGGCCGGTGTTGGGTGTGTGGATAGAGACTCTGTACAGCACATAGGAACTGATGTTTTATTTTTATCTTACTCTGGGTTGCGTAGTATAGGACGAGTAATACAAGAAAAGTCTTTACCTATATCAGACCTGAGTGGGACTATTAAGACTGAACTTATTGAAAGCATACGACAAGAGACTTTACCCTTAGCGTCTACATATAGTCCTGAGAACTCTTTTTACTTGCTTACTTTTTTATCTCAAAATGTTACCTATTGCTTTGACTTAAAAGGCGCATTAGAAAATGGGGCATATAGGGTTACTCGCTGGCCTTCTAGTTTGTTTAAGTCTTTTGATAGAAAGCTAGACGGTACACTATATGTAGGTACTGTAGGTGGATTAGCACTGTACACAGGATACGACGATAACGATGAATCCTATCGCTTTAGGTACTACAGTCCTTCTTTGACTTACGGGGATTCTTCTAAAACAAAGATGTTAAAGAAAATGGTTCCTACTATTGTTGGTGGAGCAAACGCCAATGTTTCTTTGTTCTGGGCGTATGACTTTAGTGAAGAATACTCTAGTCAAGTCATTACAGTAAGCGGCGCTAGTGAGTCTACTGCTTATTATGGTATATCAAAATACAACACAACAGCAGAATACACAAGCGGTACTTTAACATCTAGGTTAAAAATTAATACGACGGGAAGCGGGTCTACTGTAGTAATAGGCGTTGAAGCTGACATTAATGGATCTCCTTTATCTCTACAAGAAATAAACACACAAGCCCTGATAGGTAAAATCGTATGAGTAATTATACTAAAACAACTGACTTTGCTGGTAAAGACAGCTTAGGTACAAACAATCCTGCTAAAGTTGTCCGTGGCACTGAGTTCGATGTAGAGTTTAACAACCTGCAAACCGCTGTTAATAGCAAAGCCAACTCAGACAGTCCTACATTTACTAATACTGTAAGTGCTGGTAACATTACTTCCAGTGGTACTGTAACTGCTGTTGCTATATCACTTAGCGGAGCCTTCACTGGCACTATAGACGGAGGGTCTTACTAATGGAATGGTTATCGGCGTTACTAGGAGGAGTCGGAGGAGGCTTTCTCACTAAAGAGGGCATTGATCGTTTATCTGAAGTAGGTCAACAAGCTCAAACAGATGCTACTGCTCTTGCTGAAGAAGTTAAAGGCATGACTGAGTTTAAGCCTTTTACTATGACATCAGCAACTGGTGGTAGTTTTGGCGCACAGCGTGGAGAAGACGGTGGTACTGATGTAACCATGAATCTTTCTCCTCAAGAGGAAGCGTTACAAAGAAGCTTGTTTGGAGGAGCAGGACAGTTCTTTAACCAAGCTATGCAGTCCACAGCAGGTCGAGAGTCAGACATCTATAGCCGTATGAGGGCTGTACAGCGTCCTGAAGAAGAAAGACAAAGACAGGCTCTAGAGAACCGCCTAGCTGCTCAAGGTCGATTAGGCGTTAGTACAGCGCAGTATGGAGGCACTCCTGAACAGCTTGCTACGGCAAAAGCACAGGCTGAAGCACAAAACTCAGCAATGCTAGGGGCAATGGGTCAGGCACAACGTGAACAAGCACAACAAGCAGCACTAGGACAGCAGTTCTTAGGTGCTAGTTACACGCCTCAGACACAGCTTCTAGGGGCTATGCAAGCTTCATCATTGTTCCCACAGATGCAACAACAAGCACAGCTATACGGTGCTGGTCAGTACGGTGAGACTATGATGAGTGGTATTAGTGCTAATCTTATCGCAGAACAAGCAAAGGCTAATCTGCTAGGTACTCTTGGTTCTAGCATGTTGAGCGGTGTATTCAGTCCTGTAGCTAACAGTGAAGGAGGTGTTAGTAGTTTGTTTGGGGATTTAAAGTTACCGGATTGGTTAAAATTTTGACTAGGGGATAAATAATGGCTAAATTTTCAGAAGCACTGTTACAAGGTCTTATGCGTCCTGCTTTTGGTGAGCAGTTAGCACAAGCTGGTAGAGGTCTAGTACAGACTCCTATGCTTATGCGTCAGGAAGAGCAAAGAAAGCAACGGGAAAAAGGTATGATGGGTGGTATGCTGGCTGCACAGCAAGCTGCTGCTGAGGGACGTTTTGATCCTGAGACTATGAAAGCATACATGGGTAGTATGCAAGGACTTGGTGTACCTGCCCAAGACATAATGCAAACATTACCTACTTTACAACAAGCTAATCAGGCTAGTGTAGTAAACAACAAGCAGAACCAGTTAGTTGGTCTACAGCAACAGCTAAATGAGCAAGCACAAATCTTGTTAGAGTCTGATGATCGCTCTAGAAAAGAAGCGGCAAACTTTCAGATAGATTCTATTGAAGAGCAGATGGTTAATATTGGTAAAGAAACAAGAGGCATTGATGCTGGAGCTTTTGTTGGTGTTGGTGATAAAACAAGGGCTGGTGTTACTAAAACTCAACTTAACCAACTAGAAATAGATGCAAAAAGAAGAAGCGCACAAGAACAAATGGCTACCTCTAGTCTACAACAACTTAAATTTGGTACGAAAGAGTGGAACAAACGGGCTACAGAATTAGAGCAACTAGGTTTTCGTAAAGCAGTTCAAAAGGTACGTCAGTCAGAACAAGCAATTCAACTAGCCAACCAAGAATATCAAGACGCTATGGAAAACTCTAAAGAGATTACTCCAGCACAAATAAAAAAGATGGAAGCTGACGGTATTACTGTTCCTAAAGATGCGTTAGGACAACGACAAACTTGGAGAAGCTATAGTACAGAAAAACGCGAAAAGCAGATAGCCGCTGCCACTGCTTACCTTGATCCTACTCCTGCTAATCGCGCAGAAGGTCTTGTTAAGTGGACACTGCAAGGCATTGCTGAGAGAGGTGATTTTATTGATGTGTTTGCTGATGACATTACTTCAGTAATTGAAGACCTTACGCCAGAGCAACACAGTGAGATTAATTCTTTAGTTACTGGACAAGCTGAAACGGATGTCGGCCCTATTGTAGAGCAATGGTTACGACGTAACTATCCCGAACCGTTTGAAAAGTCTGAGAAGTTCCGTCAGGATAAACAACGGCAGGCTGATGCAAGAGAACAAGCCATTGCTGATGTGTTCGCTGCTAACGATAACCTTGATCCTAATGATCCTGTAGACGTAAGACTAGTTAATCAAAAACTTGACGCTTCTATTAGAGAGTCACAAGAAGGTGAAATTGCTGGTAGGAAACTATCAAGAGTATTGGGCGGTTAAATAGATAGGTATTATTAGTATGCCAAGAACTTATGAAATAAAGTCTGGTGATTCAAGAAAAAAAGTAGCAGACATTTTTGGTGTTTCTGTTTCTGATTTACTTGCCTATAACGAGGCTACTTTGGGTGATTCATGGGAAGCAGGTGCAAAGGTTAGAGATCCTTTAGAGATACCTAAACTAATTAAAAAATCTTTTGATCTAGGCGCTACTCCAGAACAAGTGGCAAAAGTTTTGCGTATAGATGTTGAGACTTTA